AAGAACATAGTCACTAATCAAAATAGACACGTTGATCCATAATGCCTAACTTTGCACAAGGTCGATTTGACATGAAGAATCCTGACAAATATGTTGGGAAAAAAACTCCGTTGGCTCGCAGCAGTTGGGAGTTCGTGTTTATGAGAATGCTAGACGAGCATCAGGGTGTTGAAAAATGGGCCAGTGAAAGTATACAGATTCCATATAGAGATCCACTAACTGGAAAATACACGATTTATGTTCCTGATTTCTTTATTGTCTATAATGATAAGAATGGCGGGAAACATGCAGAGGTAGTAGAGATAAAACCTGAAAGCCAAACTATCTTAGAAAAAGTAGGCAAAAGTAGATACAATCAAGAACAGTATGTTAAAAATATGGCAAAATGGGAAGCTGCTACTGCTTGGTGCAAGCAGCAGGGATTAAAATTTCGCATAGTAAATGAAGGCGATATTTTCCATCAAGGCGGCAAACGGAAATAAGTAAAGTATGACTAAAAAATTAGAAGAACTTTTTAACTTAGAAGAAGCTAACAACACACCCGAGATTGCTCCGGTTGAAAAGCCCACGCACGAAGAGATTAACAATCTAGAAAAAAGTCTACAAGCGGTACAGGAAATCACCCGCGGATTGCCGCAGATTCAAGAGCTTGACAACATCGACGACTCGGAACTGGATAATCTAGCTGACAAAGCAGAAAAAGCCTATGATGATCTTATGGATCTAGGAATGAATGTAGAAGTACGATACAGCGGACGTATTTTTGAAGTAGCTGCCAGCATGATGAGCAACGCTATCAGTGCCAAAACTGCTAAAATTGATAAAAAACTAAAAGCTGTAGATCTACAACTTAAGAAGTTAAAAATGGATAAAGATTCACCGGAAGATCCAAATGATGTACTTAACGGTGTTGGCTACGTGATCACTGACCGTAACGAGCTACTCAAGAAACTAGGTCAAAAGAGCTAAATATTACTATGAAAACTTTTAAAGATTATCTTACCGAAAGCAAAAAAGTCTATAGCTTCAAGGTCAAAGTTGCTGGCGAGTTACCTGAGAACTTTCAAAAGCAGTTAAAAACACAGCTTGATTGCTGTGGAGTTATGAAGCTTGAAAAACTCAGCACAACGCCTATACAAGAATCCCCGCTAGACTTCCCACAAATGAAAAATTGTGAAGTTACAATTTTTGAAGTGATTTGCGAATATCCAACAACATCACCTCAGATCGCATTGATCGTTAAAGAGATGGGCTTAGACGAAGCCTGTTTCCGTGTACGTGGAAGCGGTGAGCCAACTGAAGAACCAACTGCCGAAGACGAACCCAGCGGTGAAGCACTGCTAAGTGAAAAAGAGCTAGACGCAGGTAACACGAAGGTCAAGCACAAAGATTACTTTGGTGCTGATTTCAATAAAGGTTTCTTAAAAGATTTAGAGAAAACGGCCAAGCAACGTAAGAAAGACGGCATGGGCGCAGAGTACAAGATGTCAAAAAATAAACAAGATAAAAACGGTGCTAAAAGCCCTGTAGGGAGTTAATAAATGAATTTTCAAGATCTAATGTCAAAAATGAGAGAACTGGATGCCCCGGTTCAAGAAGCATCTATTGAAGAGTGCGGTGAACCAATGGGAATGCCAAGTCCGATGGGCATGGATCACAAACCAGATACTCCTCCGCCATCAATGAGTGTTAATATCAATGCACAGGGTATGGATGATATCGCTGAGTTAATGAAGCTATTGACAAAAGTTAATCCAGATATGATTAACCAAAAATCTGAACCATTGCACGGCCTTTCACCCGAGCCAAGCATTGCTAGTATTAAACCAGAGATGCCAGCATTGAAAATGCTTCCACTAGATATGGAACCAGAACATGGTATGGAAGTTGACATTGATGGTGAATCACCAGAAGATGAAAGCAAAGGTTTTGATCCAGAGCAACCAGACGGCGGCGGCGCCGGAGCAGGCGATATCGGCAAAGATGACGAGCAAGAAGACGAAGCATTTGGCAATACTCCCGCAGGCGCCCCTGGACCAGAAACATATGGTATCAAGGCTGCTGTTCCAGATGGTAACGACTTAAACAAACCGAAACAAATGACTAAGCACAGCTATCGTCAAGGCGACAACCCTATGGCAATGCCAGAAAGCGATCTACGTGCTATGATCAAAGCTGAACTAGGCAGAAGACTTGCTGAAGCTAAAGCAAAATAATAATAAACAGAAAAACCAAATAGGCTCCGTGGAGCCTATTTTTTTCATTAAATAAAGTATGGCAAAATCACTAGACGGCGTATTAATCAAGAAGGCTCACAAGCCCGAACGTTATACCCTTGAAGAAGTAAAACATCTAGAAGCATGTATGGATCCTGTTACAGGACCCTTGTATTTCATGCGTAACTTTTTAATGATACAGCACCCAGTCCGCGGTGCTATTAAGTTTGAACCTTACGAATATCAAGTACGCTTAATTGAAGCATACAACGATCACAAAGACGTGATTGCAATGTTGCCACGTCAGATGGGTAAGACCACCTGCGCCTGCGGATACCTGTTATGGTTCACTATGTTTGTTCCGGAAGCACAGGTATTGATCGCTGCTCACAAGTATGAAGGTGCGCAGGATATTATGAACCGCTATCGTTACGGTTATGAAAACTTACCCGACTTTATCCGCGCAGGTGTTATCAGCTATAACCGTAATACCATCGAATATGATAACGGTGCCCGTATACAGGCAACAACAACTACAGAAAACACAGGACGTGGTAAATCTCTTTCATTGATCTACTGTGATGAGTTTGCATTCGTGCAACCACCAGAAAAAGCCAAAGAGTTCTGGACTGCGCTATCACCAACATTGTCAACAGGTGGTCGTGCTATTATTACATCAACACCAAACTCAGACGAAGATCAGTTTGCTATGATTTGGACTGAAGCCAACAACAAGTTTGACGAATACGGCAACGAAACAAAACTAGGTGTAAACGGATTCTTCCCATACTTCTCACACTGGGCAGAACATCCAGATCGTGATGAGAAATGGGCACAAACAGAACGTGCAAAAATCGGTGAAGAACGCTTCCGTCGAGAATTTGACTGCGAGTTCTTGATTTTTGACGAAACACTGATCAACGCTGTCAAGTTAGCAGAAATGCAGGGTATAGATCCTGTGATGACAATGGGACAAACACGTTGGTACAAAGACATCGATCCCAAAGCCACATATCTTATAGCATTAGATCCTAGCCTAGGTACCGGCGGAGATTACGGTGCTATACAGGTCTACGAAATGCCCAGTATGATACAAGTAGCAGAGTGGAGACATAACCTAACTCCTATCCAAGCACAAGTTAAGCATATGCGAGAGATATTAAAATATATCAATGATCGCGGTGTGGAAAAAGGCGGCACTCCTCAACTGTATTATACTGTTGAAAACAACACACTTGGCGAAGCAGCATTGATTGTTATCAGTGATTTAGGTGAAGAAAACTTCCACGGATTATTCTTAAGCGAACCTATCCGTAGAGGGCATATGCGCAAGTTCCGAAAGGGATTTAACACAACTCACCGTACTAAAATCGCAACTTGTAGTCAGTTGAAAAACATGATTGAAACTAAGAAAATGAAAATCAACTCAAAAGCACTGATTTCCGAACTAAAAACTTTTGTAGCACATGGCGTCGGCTTTGGTGCTAAAACCGGCGAGCATGACGATCTAGTAAGCTCTACGCTGCTGGTTGTACGCATGGCAGGCGTACTAGCAGACTGGGATCCTAGAATCTACGACAAAATGACTGAAAAACTAACAGAGGAACAGATGCCATTGCCAATCTTTGTAAGCAGCGGCTTTTGATAAATATAACTATGGACGCAACAGACAACATCGCAACCGATTTATTCTATAAAATTAGAAGCCGCTTCACTGGCCTAAAACTAGGCGCTGAAACCGGACAAATCACTATCAATCCTGAAGAAGCAAGATTCTTTGATTTTGATTATATGGAAGGCCAAACACCAGTTGGACATGTTAGCATTAGCCTAGCAGAACCTAACTCTATGAAAGTGTATTTCAGTCACGGCATAACGGAAGCAATGGATGACAGCCAAAAAGATAACTGGTACGGCTTTTTGAAAGAGTTGAGATTCTTTGCCAAGCGCAGACTGTTGAGCTTTGATACACGCGATATCTCTAAAGACAATTTAGACAAGCGTGACTTCGAGTTTTTATCACAGAATTCTCAACCTAAACAAGATACAGCAAGTACTATCAATAACCCCGTCGGAGAAAGTATTATGAGTGAAAGCAGCTTATATGGCTCAAAGACCATGAGCTATCAAAAGCTAATGGACACAAGATTGATTATCAAGCATAGTCAAGCATTAGCAGATGACATGGCACCTGGCGCAAGAAGCCGCAACATTTCAGGACTGTTTGTTGAAAACGCAGACGGTGAAAGATTTAAATATCCTTTCATTCATCTAGCAGGTGCTCGTGCTATGCAACGTCACGTTGCCAACGGTGGCAAACCATACGACTCCGTCGGTGAAAGCATTATCAAGATGAGTGAAGAGATTGCACAACTAAGAAGCTTTGGCAACTATGTTGTTCGTAACGATCTAATGAACTCAGAAACAAATAACATCGTAGAACGCAGCTCTGAAGCACTAAACAGATTGCGTGAACAGATCAAGGCTCTTTCAAAACAAAGTCACTATGAGGCTTATAAAGAATCGTTCGCAGCTCAATCACCATTAGAAGTCCCACAAGAAGTAGTAGAAGATTTCACAGAAAAATTTACAGTACGTAACTTTAAAGAAGACATTGCATCAGTATTCCCTGTACTATATCGCCTAATGAAAGAAAACGAAATAGGCTACAACGACATAGTCGACATGACATCAGAACAAGAAGATACAACAGAAGACCTAGAAATTATTGAGAATCAAGACGAGTTCGACAGATTCGAATCTTGGGTAATGGGACTAGGCGAAGAAAGTGCAATACAAAGTCAAGATCCAGATGAGCAACAGGCTGTAATACAAAAATTACAACAGTTAGTAGGGCAGGCATTTCCAGCAGGCGTTGATGGCAGCAATGCTATTGAAAGTCTCAAAGGTATTATCGATGATCCGCAACTACAACAGCAAATCAAAGCACAATCAAAAGAAGATGAAAACGTCGATGTACGTGGACTGATTCAAGGTTGGTTAGAACTATATGCTCCAGAAGCGTTAGAGCAACTTGACTTCGGTGATTTTGATCCTAATGCACAAGGTGCAGAACCCCAGCCAGCAGCACCAGAAGCAGGTCAAGAAGCACCAGCAGAAGAACCACAAATGGCCAGCGATGATCCTAAAGAAAGAGATGAGGAGGATGACGAGGCCCCATTTGATGCTGATGAAAAGTCAGCATTTAAGAAACCAAACAATCCTAACAGATCAGGAATGGATAGTGCAAGATCGCTGGCTCAGAAAGGTATGAAAATGAATGTTCAAGAACTTGCAGAGTTTATTCATTCATTCTATGACAAAGAGTCAGGCACATTCCCTAAAGGTCCTGAAGGCGTTGCATTAATGGTAGGCAAGAAGTTTGGTGAACGTGCAGAACACGTTGCTCGAAAAATGGTAGAAAGAATGGCACCACAACAAAGCACCAACCAAAATCCAGAACTAGCAGAATTAGCTCGTATTAAAGAATTATCAGGCATGTAAAGATTGTTCGTTGCGGTTAGAGTGGATTAAGCACTCGTTAGATTGGGCACTTAGGTGCCCTTTCTTTTGGGCAGATGAAAATAAACTTTATTGTAAACTTTTAGTCTTACTAGAGCGTTATATATATACGCAGGGAAGATTCTTTGCGTACAACAACATAAAGGAAACTTTAAAATGAAATCAGTAATCGCAATCATCGTATCAGCTTTTGCATTGTCAGCTTTCGCTGCAGAACCAGCTAAGGCTCCTGCAACTCCAGCACCAACTGCATCAGCACCAGCTAAGGCAGAAGTTAAGAAGGACGAAAAGAAGCCTGCAAAAAGCAACAGTGCTAAGAAAGACGCACCTAAAGCAGCAGCCGACACCACAAAGGCCGCGACTCCAGCAGCAAAGTAATTTAGGTCTCGACGATAATGATGACTACGTTGTCGACGACGAAGTCACATTTGGTCGCAATCTAAGAAGCAGAGAGTTTGGCAAGATAGTACACGAAGATGTATTGTCAGATTATGTGAGATTTAGATTGTGGCTAGCTAGACAGTTAGCACTAGTAAAGTACCAAGAAAAGTGGGCATGACCCACTTTTCTTTTGGTAAAACATTATCAAAAAAACAGCAGATAATCGTTGACCTTGATAAATAAAAAGCGCATAATAAAACATGTGCATAAGGCATATAAACATTTTAGGCATAACATAGGAGGCATATAAAATGGCTACATTGGCAGAAATTCGTGCTAAACTTCAAGAAGCACAATCAAAGTCCACAGGACAATCCACCGGCGGTGGAGACAATGCAATTTACCCACATTGGAACATGCAAGAAGGCAAAGAAGCGGTTATCCGTTTCCTTCCAGATGGCAACACAGCCAATACATTCTTCTGGGTAGAACGTGCAATGATCAAGCTACCTTTCGCAGGTATCAAAGGTGAAACAGATTCTAAACCAGTTCAAGTACAGGTTCCATGCGTGGAAATGTATAATGACGGTTCTGTTTGCCCTATCCTCAGCGAAGTGCGTGGTTTGTTCAAAGACAAAGCACTAGAAGAAATGGGTCGTAAGTATTGGAAGAAACGTTCATACATCTTCCAAGGTTTTGTTGTTGAAGATCCGCTTAAGGAAGATAAGATCCCAGAAAATCCAATCCGTAGATTTATCATCGGACCTCAAATCTATCAAATCATTCGTAGTGCGTTGATGGATCCAGAGTTGGATGAATTGCCAACTGACTTCCTTAAGGGTGTCGACTTCCGTATTGCTAAGACTAGCAAAGGCGGATTCGCTGACTATTCTACTTCAAAGTGGAGTCGTCGTGAACGTGCATTGACTGATGTTGAACAATCAGCACTCCAGACTCACCAACTGTTCACATTGTCGGACTTCTTGCCCAAGAAGCCAACTGATGTTGAGTTGAAGGTTATGAAGGAAATGTTTGAAGCATCAGTAGATGGCGAAGCCTATGATATGGATCGTTGGGGTCAATACTTCAAACCCGCAGGTATGGGTCAAGCCACAGGCGATCCTAATAAAGCAACTACTCGTCCAGCTGCTCCGGTTGACGAAGATGCAGATGACACACCAGCCCCGGTAGCTAGTGCTCCAGCAGCACCAGCGGCTGCACCAGCAGGTGATAACAGTCGTGCGCAAGATATCCTTGCCATGATTCGTAACCGTCAGAAGCAGTAATAGCTAAACAAGAGTGCGGGCACAGGCTCGCACTCTCTATCACTTAGGAGAAATAAAATGGCAAAACTATCTAAACTTGCAAAAGTAAATGAATCGATCACCATCAATCGTTATGACAACGCTTGGATGGTAGAAATCGGTGGTCGCGATAAGAAAGAAGAATGGAAGACTACTAAAACAGTCTGTAACACAGAACCCGAACTACTCGAGGTAATCAAAGAGTGGAATACAATGGACTTGGACAACTAATATGGCTAAAGCATTTGACATTTCTAAATTTAGAAAGTCAATCACTAAATCTATTGAAGGTCTAAGTATTGGTTTCAATGACCCAACTGACTGGGTATCAACTAATAACTTTGCTCTAAACTATTTGATTAGTGGTGACTTTAATCGAGGTATTCCGTTAGGTAAGGTTACTGTATTCGCTGGCGAATCTGGCGCAGGTAAATCATTTATCTGCTCCGGCAATCTAGTTAAGAATGCACAAGCACAAGGCATTTATCCAATCTTAATCGATACAGAAAATGCTCTAGATGAAAAATGGCTACATGCTCTAGGCGTAGATACAAGCCCTGATAAACTGTTAAAGTTGAA